AAGATTGACGGATAACCCCTATCTTTCAGTAGATGGACGTTATGAAGAGATGCTTCATGCTCTTCCTCCTGTTCAACGCAAGCAATTATTAGATGGGGATTGGGATGTAACAGAAGGAGCAGCCTTTACAGAGTTTGATCCTAATGTTCATATTATTCCTCCGTTTCAACTCCCTATCGGATGGGAACGAGTTAAAGGGATTGACTATGGTTATGCTTCTGAAAGCGCTTGTATATGGGCAACTGTAGATTCTTCTGATGGAACATTAGTTGTTTATAGAGAACTGTATAAAAAGAACTTAACAGGGTATGACCTTGGTAAAGTTATTACAGAAATGGAACTGGAAGATCCTTTTGCTGTGGCTGGAGTATTAGATACATCAGCATGGGCAAGAACAGGAACTACAGGGCCTACAGTTGGAGAGGCGTTAGTTAATGAAGGACACAAACTTAGAAAGGCAGATAAAAATAGAATACAAGGGAAAATTCAAATTCACGAATACTTAAAAATACAACCAAGTGGAAGACCTAAACTACAGATATTTAATACATGTCCAAATTTGATAAAAGAATTACAGAGTATTCCTATGGATAAAACAAAACCTGAAGATGTAGATACACATGCACCTGATCATGCTTATGATGCTTTACGATACTTAATTATGTCAAGACCTAGAAATATTGATCCTATTAATAGAATGAGAAATTTTAGAATGGAACAAGCCTATCAACCAGTAGACAGAGAATTTGGATATTAAATGCCAGAAAATAATGACACATTTGAATTAGGCGCTAATAATATCTATATTGAAGATATAGAAGGCGAAGAAGGTAAAAAATTAATACTTGAACCTGATCTTAAGAAGCAGTTTGTAGGCTTGCTTAACTCTAGATTTGAGTCTGCTGAAAGGGCTAGGGATTTAGATGAGAGCCGATGGATTACAGCTTATCATAATTATAGAGGATTATATCCAAAGAATGTAAAATTTAGAGAAACAGAAAAATCACGAATTTTTGTTAAGATTACTAAAACTAAAGTACTTGCTGCTTTTGGGCAATTAGTTGATGTTATTTTTGGATCAGGGAAATTTCCTATAGGTATTTCCGAAACTAAAATGCCTGAAGGAATATCAGAATATTCTCATTTGGATATAAATAATCCTGTACCAGGGATTGAAACAACTCCCAAATTAGAAGATATAGAAGGAGAAGAAGAAGAAGAAAAACAAAGCCCTTATGTTGGTTATGAGGGAGATGGAAAAGTTTTAAAGCCAGGAGCCTCATTTAATACTGGAAAATTTGAAGAAGAATTTATTGAAGAACAGGCCCAAGAAAAAGGGCTATTAAAAGAAGGTCTGTCACCATTACCACAAGCGTTGGAAATTAAGCCCGCAGAAAAAGCAGCCCGAAGAATGGAAAAATTAATTCATGATCAAATTGATGAATCTAATGGAGCTAGTGAAATCAGGAATGCGCTATTTGAAGCGTCTCTATTTGGAACAGGTATTGTCAAAGGCCCCTTTAATTTTAATAAAACATTAAATAAATGGGATGAGAATGAAGAAGGAGATAGAGAGTATAATCCTTTAACAGTCAGGGTTCCTAGAATTGAGTTTGTTAGTATTTGGGATTTTTTTCCTGATCCAAATTCTACGAACATTGAAGAATGTGAATATGTATTCCATAGACATAAATTAAATCGTTCACAACTTAGAGCATTAACAAAAATGCCCTATTTTGATAAAGATGCAGTTCGTGATTGCTTAATGATGGGATCGAATTATGTTGAAAAAGATTATGAACATGAATTAAAAGATGATCATCGTACTCAGGAGGACGGATCAGGAAAATTTGAAGTTCTGGAATATTGGGGCATTATGGATGCTGAATATGCCAAAGAAGTAGGAATGGAACTAGGAGAAGATATAGATGATTTGGATGAAGTTCAAGTTAATGCTTGGATTTGTAATGGTAAGCTTTTACGGGCTGTAATTAATCCCTTTACACCTTATCGAATACCTTATCATTCTTTCCCTTACGAAAGAAATCCATATAGTTTCTTTGGTATTGGAATTGCTGAGAATATGGATGACTCCCAAAGAATAATGAATGGACATGCTAGAATGGCTGTAGATAATTTAGCTTTATCTGGATCTTTAGTGTTTGATGTTGATGAGTCTGCTTTAGTAGGAGGACAAAATATGGAAATTTATCCTGGTAAAGTATTCCGTAGGCAAGCAGGAATACCAGGACAAGCAATTCACGGGATTAAATTTCCAAATACATCCACAGAAAACATGATGATGTTTGATAAGTTTAGACAACTTGCAGATGAACAGACAGGAATACCTAGTTATAGTCATGGTCAGACAGGTGTACAAAGTATGACAAGAACTGCTTCAGGCATGTCTATGCTTTTAAGTGCGGCCTCTTTAAATATAAAGACCGTAGTTAAAAATTTAGATGATTTTCTTTTAAAGCCATTAGGAGAGGCTTATTTCCAATGGAATATGCAATTTTTTGATAGTCGGTTGGGTGTTAAAGGTGATTTAGAAGTTAAGGCAACAGGAACAAATAGTCTTATGCAAAAAGAAGTAAGAAGTCAGAGACTAACTACGTTCTTACAGTCTGTTCAAAATCCTGCTATTGCACCCTTTGTTAAAATCTCAAGGCTTATTAGTGAACTGGCTTATAGTTTGGATCTTGATCCTGATGAAGTTTTAAATGATCCAGAAGAAGCAGCTATTATGGCACAAATTATAGGGATGCAAAATGTTGGAAAAACAATTGGCGAGGAAACTCTCCCTACTGGTGAACAACCAGGAGGTATGGGAGGCATTAAAGGAACACCTGAACAACCTCAAGAACTTGGAGTTACAGGCACTGGTGGCGGCAACATCGGAACAGGAAATGTTCCGCAGCCAGGGGAAAGTGGCTTTAGTGGTACGCTTAGAGCAGTTGAGGGAGCAGGTTAAAGAAGCTAAAAATAGAAAGGAAGAATAAAATGCTGAGAAAATATAAATATAAGAAAGGTTCTAAAGTTAGAAAAGCTAAACAAGTAGGCGGACTTGCAGTCGAAGAAGAAGGAGCATTACTTGTTCCACCTGAACAGACTCCAATTCCTCCATTAGCTGAAGATGTTCCTATAGATGCTTATCCTAATATATCTCCAGATGAAGAAGAAGCATTAGAAGCTTCTCAAGTTCCTGATGAACAAATGGAAGAAGATTATTTAGAATTCATTGTTGAGCAGTCTCTTGACGATGAAGAAAAAACATATTTAATGAGTAAATTAGAAGCTGATCCTCAACTAAGTCAAATTTTTGACAAGGTTGTTGGAATAGCTTCTGAATTTTCAGGTGAAGGGGAAGTAAAAGGCCCTGGAACCGAAGTCTCTGATTCGATTCCTGCAAGGTTATCGGAAGGAGAATTTGTTTTTACAAATAAAGCCACTGAACAAATAGGTGCAGGTGAACTCCAGAACATTATGGATGAAGCTGAACGAGCTTATGATGGTGGTTTAATGAGTAAAGTACTTGGCGGTAAAGTTCAAACTAGAGAAAAAGAAGATGAAGATCTTTCGGGCGCTTTATTATCTAGAGTGAATGAAGAAGAAGAAATTAAAAAAACAATGATTTCTTCTAATCGTATGCCAAGCATAAGGTGATAAGGCTACCCTATTTATGTAGGCCCCTTATTGTATTTTTAAACCTTTTGGCTACCTTGGAGTATAAGCCCTATACTAAAGAATAAATTAGTATGGCTACCTTATAAAACGACAAGCCCCGTAAAGGAGAGTGATTATGATTGAACAACAAGTACAAGAAGAAGAAGAAGCTAATCCTTATAATATGAATAAATCTTGGCATAAGGATAAAGATGGAGAATCATCGGAAACAGCAAATTCATTATTCTTTGCTACACAACAACAGGCCACCTCAAATGAAGCCCCTGATGTAAAAATGGAAGGAGTAAAAAAGACTCGTAAAAGGACTAACTATAAGAAACGCTATGACGATTTAAAAAAGCATTATGATGACAGGGTTTCTCAATTTAAACAAAGGGAACAGGAAATATTAGCCGAAACTAGGGCCGCACAGCCTAAATATAAGGCTCCAAAATCTCCTGAAGAACTTCAAACTTTTAAAAAAGAGTACCCTGATTTATATGAAACAGTTGAAACTGTTGCTCATTTACAAAGTGAACGACAAATTCAAGATTTGCAATCTCAATTATCATCTGTACAGCAACGTGAAGTTGATATTTTGAGAAGGGAAGCTGAAGCTAATTTAAGGGAGAATCATCCTGATTTTGAAGATATTAGAGGGAATGAAACTTTTCATGAATGGGCAAAAGAGCAACCAGAGCAAATCCAAGACTGGGTTTATAAAAATTCTATGGATGCTAAGTTAGCAAGTAAAGCGATTGACTTATATAAACTTGAACGAGGAATTACCCCCTCTAATCAATCAAAAGGATCACGACAAAAACAGTTCAATAATAATGAAGGTTCGGCAGCAAATTTAGTCTCTACAAAAACAACGACAGTTGATGCCGCACAACCTGATAAAATTTGGACTGAACGGGAAATTGCTGCAATGTCTTTAGATCAGTTTGATAAATATGAAGAAGAAATTAATCAAGCTGTGAGTGAAGGCAGAGTAGCGAAATAACTTTAACTTAATAAGGAGGGTAACAAAATGGCTTATAATGCAAGTGATCAATACTTTGAGCCTAGCACAGATACTGATGCTAACTTTGCGAACTCCGTAAGTGGTCAAAATAATTCGTTTTTCCTTCCGGCTGTCTACTCTAAAAAGGTTTTAAACTTTTTTAGAAAGGCTTCGGTTGTACAAGCAATTACAAACACCGACTATGCCGGTGAACTGTCCGCTTTCGGAGACTCAGTAAAGATAATTAAAGAACCAGAAATAACTGTATATACGTATGAACGTGGTGCAGATGTAACTCAGACAAAGCTGACTGATCAAGAGTTATCGCTTGTTGTTGATACAGCTAATGCCTTTAAGTTCAAGGTGGACGACATTGAAAGTAATATGTCCCATGTGAACTGGCGGGAAGTAGCTTCATCTTCGGCGGCGTATGCTCTTAAAGATGCTTTTGATGAGGGTGTTATTGCTGTCATGTTTGCAGGAGTGTCGGCTTCTAGCCCGAACCATATTTTAGGTTCGGATAATGCGACTGATCTTGCTGCGGGTACGTTTGATGGTACTGGTAATCTAGATATTGGTTTTGGCTCGTCAGAGCATGATCCGATTGATGTCTTAGCGCATATGGCTCGTCTTTTAGACGATTCCAAAATCCCTGAAGAGGGACGTTGGTTTGTGGCCTCGCCTGATTTCTATGAGGTTCTATCTTCTACGGCATCGAAACTCTTATCTGTTGATTACAATGGTGGTCAAGGTTCGATAAGAAATGGTTTAGTATCTTCTGGTAAGCTTCGTGGATTTAGTATGTATAAATCAAATAATATTGCTTCAGCATCTAATGCTGCTGGTAAATGTTTGGCTGGACATATTTCATCTACGGCAACGGCTCAGACTATTACTAGTACTGAAGTTTTGCGTGATCCTGATTCGTTTGGTGATATTGTACGAGGTCTTCATGTTTATGGAGCTAAAGTACTACAGTCAAGCGCGTTGGTTTCTGCATTCTACGGTATCGACTAATCAGAGATTAGGGAGTCTGAAAAGGCTCCCTTTTCTTTTTACTATTAATTAAATAATGGAGAAAAATTATGGCAAGTCCAGTTATTGATATAAGAGATACAGGACGAAATTCAGCGAGAACAGGAGATGTTCGTGGGCTTTCTGATAATGTAGTCCATTCATGGACTTCAGCTACTACAGGAACTATCGCAGTAACTGCTGATGCAACTTATGATGTTACATTAACACAGCCAGCAGATACGATTATTCGTAATCTTATTGCTATTCCAGCAGGAAATATTGTTACAGCAGGAGCTTCAGGTGATGATGTTGATTTTGATTTAGGAACTGCGGCTGGCGGTGGTCAGCTTATTGATGAAAAAGCTATCTTAGATGATGGTGGAGCAGCAGTAACCTGGACAGCTAATGTACCTTTGTATATTATTCAAAATTCACATGGTCATGCAGCTAACGCATTTGTAGGTACTGGAGTAATAGCAGGAGTCTATGGAGGCCCCGCAACTTCAGAAGCAATTGTTATTGCATCTACTTTGTATAGTTCGTCA